GGACCTGTAGGGAGAGATTTAATCCCAGGAGGGACGTTTTCGTATGATTTCACCAAGTGTCCCTGCTCGTCGTACTTTTTGATATTAATTGGGGCTTTCATCCCAACCGTATTAAATGGGGTATTAGGAGAGACGTTTGGGAAAACCATTGCTCCAGGAAGTTGGGATGCATCTCTCCCACGAAGTCCTTGCATTTGTTGCTGAGGGGTAGCAGCTATTTCTACTTCTTGCTGTAGTATTTGTGGGTTTTTAAAGACATCCATTACAGAGCCTTTAAATCCTTGGTGTTGAGCTCGTTTAGTTAGCTCTAATAGTTGTCTTCTAGTAATGTTATTCATTATTCACCGTCTGGGGTTAAGTCTCCTTCCTTCTTTAAAGCTTGCTGCTTAAGATCTAGCTCACGATCTTTTTGCTCTAATTGCCTACGCATTTTCTCAAAGTCCATAGATAGTCTTTGATCCCCGTCTTTGCTTTCAGCAGCTATTAGAGCTTTTTCTAAATCTACCTGTCTATCTCTTTCTTTATCCAGTGACTCTAACTCAGATGCTTTTTGCTGAGCCATTATAGCTCTATCTGCTTGTTCTTGTTGTGCTTTACGCTGTGCTTCCGCAAGCTGTCTTTGAGATGCTTCTGCTAGGCGTATTTTTTCCTTAATACCTGCGAAGCTTTCAGTATCGAACATCTCTAGTATTGATGATGCTGGTACCCCGTTTTGGATCATAGCCTGACCCATTGACTTAGCTAGTTGTAGCTTCTCAAGATCTTTCCCAGAATTAGATACAAATACCCCGTACTCTGACTCCATATGAGTTAGGGGCTCAATGTCTAGATTTGTAGTAGTAAGATCAGGCATAATGAATGAAGCTTTCTTACCAGTAACCCAAGCTATCTTAGAATAATCTAGCAGCCCTTGCAGTTCTCGTTGCTCGAATCTTGCAAACTTTCTAAATATATCTTCTGTGATATGAGAAGACTGCATGATGGCTTGTTGTGAAGTGCCTTTACCTTCATACTGCCCAATAGTTCCTTGTCTCTGTCTGTTTACCCCTGAGATCTTCTCCCACTCAAGCATAATAGACTCTAGGAGTTGGATGTATTGCCCAATCGTTTTGATAGACATATCAAGTACAGACTGGTGCTGAGGGGATAGCATAATCCCCTCTTTGTTGTAATCAACCCAGGCAATCCCAGTACCCTCAACATAGTACATGAACTTATCCATGTCCCATTTCTTAGGGATCATGTTGATATCGAATTGGGCTATGATATCCTTAGATCGGGCGATCGCAAGTTCCATGCGGTACTTGTAGATATTATAGTTGAGCTGATACGGGATGCCTAGGCTGACTAGTGAAATGTTGTTTGAGTTAATGTCTGAATACTTTCTTCCATTAACGGGAAGCTTGCATAGTGATGGGTTATCTAAAGATTCTCTTTGATTTGGGATAGGGTTAATATCTACAAAAAATCTCCCATCAATTTTAGTTCCTTTCCATACTTCGTTGACCCACTCGTATTCAATTTTAGCCCCCATTTCTTTCAACTCTGACGGCATTCTGAATCCTTCAGATACTTCAACTTCTTCTTGAGTACCTGTCATAGGGTCTACATACGTCATAAACCCTATGCGTTTTCTACTCTTCCAGTAAACTGTAACACACTCAATAAGTCTGTTGCGGTAAATGTTATCATCCGCTCCAGTAGCCTCGGCTCTATATAGTAGGTATGAATCTACTGAAGTTTGTTGTGGATTTTCTAGTTCAAGTACTTGAGCATCATCTAAGAACTCCCCAAACTGATCAATAATTGTAGATGCATGAGTAAACTTTCTAACGATAGCCCAGTCCCCGTCTTCTACAAAATCAATATCTGGGTCTTTATCAAAATCAATGTCTAGTGGATTTAGTACATCATAGAAAGGTTCGTCTCTCCTTACCCCTTTCTCTGTGTAACACTCTCCTGCAACTAAGTAGTGAAAAAACAGCTTTTGAAATTTGTCGTAAATCTCTTGGTGCTGCATGATAAAATCTAAAGCATGCTGACCATTAATTGCTCTTTTATCTCTGTATGAAGTCTCAAACTCTTCTACTAGTTGTTTTGGGAGTTGGATTTGTTCTTGAGGTACAGGGTTTTCTGGGTCTTGTATTTGCTGGAGAAATAATTGCTGCACTGTTTGCAAAACCATTTTTCTCTTCTCCTCTTCTTTAATAGAGATAGAGTCGCTATTATTTACCCCAACTGTGTAGTTAAGAGGGCGTTTAGATTTTTCTCCCAGTAACAGATCTATAATTGGTTTGATTATAGGGTAGTTACGTAGTTTAGATGGGAAGTTCTCTCTAGTACGTCCGTACGGCTTAAGAACGTACTTGTAATCTTGCTCATCTATCTCACCGTTGTAGTAATCGTATAACGTCTTCAGGTAGTTACGTCTTTCAGATAACCCGAACTTAGATAGATTGATGAATGCGTCTACACATTCTTCTCTCCATTTCTGAGTTTTTTTAGATAAGGGAAGACGTTGTTGTGGGATTTTATGGGAGCCGTACATATCCTTGCAAAATTATCGGTAATTTTTATCAAACCAGTCATCTTGAGACCTGTCAGTAGTAATTTCCACCACCTCTCTATTATATAACTCTCGCGTATGATACATTCCTATCATTAGAGCCATAACACGGTCAAAGTTTCCTTTGTGGTTAAACTTAATTAATTCCTGTAATAGCGCTGGATCGTAGATCTTATGCATGTTTAGTGTAACATTCCCATCCTCATCTGCCCCTCTAGGGCTTACTAACCAGTCTCGTATATACAGCTCTCCTTGGCGCTTACGTTGCTGGGTCATGTGCATCCCGTATTGTCGTCTAGTAGTTTTAGATCTCAGCTCTCGTTTATCCAGCATCTCAAACTCCTCTTGAAGTTTATGTAGCTTACGATATCTTTTGGCGAAAGCAATGAGCTCACCACGGTCGTTCTCGAATCCGATCTTTGCGTTGTAGTAGTCCGCCAACATAAATAGATTGCGGTTGTACTCATCTTGCGTTTGTGGTCTCCCAACATAACTTGCTACTATAATGTCATCAGGCTTAGATAAATTGTTTGGGCGTTTAATTACGTATGCAGCCCCAAGTGATTCCCCTACTCCTTGCCCAGACTGTGCATAAGGGTCATGGCAAATAATGTACAGATTGTGAGGGACATCCCCCTCTTTATTTTTAAATGGGGATTCGTACACAACTACAGCCCCATCAGTTTTATCCCCTTTTCTATGCGGGTATTTGTATACTGGGTATACGTCTGGGTTAGGGCGGAAGGCTACCTCATTCTCTTTAGTGTAATATAATACCCCTGCAGTTCCCTCGTTTTCTAAGTTGTTAGCCTTTACTTTGTTGTACTGCTCCTTTAAAGAGTTGACATCGAATAGGTTAGCAGTTACTTGTAGTGTGGCTTCCTGTGGGGAGAATGGGTGTTCCGCAATGTACTGGTCTAGCGCTTTAGGGTCATTGGCGTTACGCTTCTTTTCTCTTTGCTCTTCTTCGAACGCAATAGCTCCCTGAACATCAGAGTTACCGTCTTCATCTATAAACCCATCTAGGTTTTGGTAGATAGGGACGAAGTATCCGCAATTACTCCCCATAGCCCCTGCATCCCACTCATTCTCAAACCCTATACAGTCGTACGCATCAGGGTGATAGAATAGCTCTTCTAAAGATTCAAATCCTACCCCTTCTTCGCCCCCAGTACCAAATGCTATCATAGTCCCAAGTGTTTTAGAACCTTGGCGCATTGTAGGCATAGCTACCTCCCATGCTTTAAGCAGTCCGTTAAATGAACCAGCCTCTTCGAAAAAGATTAGCTCTCCTGCTTTACCACGCACCTTATCTGGGTTATCTTTTAAGGACACCCCAATAATCTGAGACTTCATCCCTAAGCTTACATCTGCCCCGTTCACACGCTTTTTATATCCAGCTTGCTTGTGCATTTCTTTATCAATCAAGCGTGGTTGGGTCCATGCAGTATTATCGTCTATGAATGAGATAAAATCCCAGGCTTTTGAGAGTATCCCGTCCCCAATCAAGTATTCTTTCTGCTCAGCAAATACGAAGTTCTTAGAGTTACGTACATGAAAGTAGTTCCTAGCCATCATAGACCCTGACTTGTAGGAGTAACCCTTACGTCTACCTTTTAGTACCGCCAAATGCTTGTTTTCTTTACGACATCTGTCTATTACATGGAAATAGTCGTAATCCCCATCATAAAATGCGGGGAATGTTCGGTCACGTTGTGCAATTTTAGTCCCATCTGGGAGGTATGCATCTACTGCACGGTCGATTGGGCAGTAGTTTAAGTAGAAATAGTGATACCCTGTAATTTTAACTCCTTGAACCTCATATCCTTGCAGGCATCTTTTAGTCTCTTCATCCCAGAACTCATAATACTCTTTAGTCCCAGGGATTGCATCAGTATAGAACCCATACTTAATATAGTTCTGTGCTGCAGGTGAGAATAAGTGAGTATTCTTAAATTTCATTGAGGCGAGTTAATATATCTTTTGGGAGCAGGTCCTTTATTTTTTGTGTCGGGTCTATGAATATCTTGCTTTTTTGGTATAGCAGTCTACTTCTAGAGTATAAACTTTTTCTATTAATAGATATGGTGTTATACCCGTCAGTATGCACCCCATCCATTACTTGAAGGGAGGTTTTTCTTTTTATATCTATTTGAGAGCGTATCCATTTATCTACACCTTTAGGGGGACCATCCCCTTTTAATGCTCTAATATATTCTGTTTTAGTCCCCATCCACAATCCAGTGCATTCAGCGTTTGGGGCTACCCAAGTACCAGATTTTTTAGCAAGTACATTGTAGAAGAGTCCTGTACGTACATCAAACCAGTCTGAGTCTTGCAGCATTTCATTTGTCACCTTTAATCTATCTGGGGGAGAGTAGTTATCACTCGCTGCAAGTATATAGTTCTCATAGTTAGCCTCTTGCGCTATGCGTCTCCATTTATCCCCTAATGTAATCCACTTATCTAGTTGTATGTATCTTAGGTTTTGTATCCTATCGGAGTACTGCATTACATAGTCTTCCCCTGCAAAATTATCTGAAGGGTCCTCCATCACTATAACCTCAAACTCTGGGGCATCCACCTGTCTGCAAAGACTTTCTAGTTGCAGCCAAAGTATAGGGCTACTATTCCATGTTGGGAGAGCTACTGTGATCATTGAGAGTATTTGTTAGTTACTACCCCACCACGGTTAGGGTTTTCTTTTTGTTGTTGTTTTTGCACTAGTTCTTCTAGCTCATCAAGGCTAGCAACAACCTTCCCCATGTTTGCTAGGTTACTAACCAGGTCTTTAGCGTGATATATGGGCTTTCCGTTGTCATCTAGCATGGTTAGGTCTACAGTTCTAAAGTACTTCTCTAGTTTAGTTACAGATGCACGGGCAGCTTTAAGTAGTTTTACTGCAGATGTTTCAGACAGCTCTTTGTATTTATCAATAGCCCCTTTAATCTTAGGGTTAGGTTTTACATTAAGGTCTTCTGCAAGTTTATCAATTCTTTCTTCGTCATCATATGGGGCGTATGGGGAATCGTGATCCGTAAAAAAGTATACAAAGGCTAACTCATTGGGTTTTAGTTGTTTAAACTCAGGGATAGACAGTGCGTACGCTGATGGGATTACTTTATTTTCCGTAATTGTTAGCAGATCTTTCATTTAAGTGCTTTACTCTTCGTGGGTTGACGTGAAATTTACCTAGATAAGGGAGTCTGATAGATTCAAACTCCCCTTTTCTCATAACTTCAGCTACAAACTTGAACTGAAAAAAGACAATCTCCTCAATCTTTTGAATCGGGAGATTGTGTTTCATTGACAGTCTCTGAATTATTGTCTTCTCGTCCATCCAGTTTAATCTTTTTGCCTCTTTCTCCCACTATAATTTTCTTCCATCTGTTATCTGGGCAGGTAGATGTTTGCCATTTAGCTTTGTGTTCTACATAACACCCGCACAGTCCGCATCTCATATGCTCTCTTTCAAGATGTGGGCAAGCATCGCATTCTTGCACACGTTCTGTGTACTCAGCTTCTGTAACGTTTGGGGCTCCTTGCTTAGCATACTCTGTAACTTCTGCAGCAAAATTCTTCACCATTTGTAAGAATGACGGTTTGTTCATGGGGTATGAATTTCAATTACTACTCTGTTTTGTTTAGCCAGTAGGGGGTTTAGTTCATACCCATCTACGGTCTTTTTAATGGCGCCTTTGTCCTTCAAGCGTTTAACGTAGTTGTTTAGGGTGTTGTAGTCCTTAATCCCCATATCATCTGCAACTAGTTTTTTATTAGTTACAGAACATAAGTCTCTGGTTTGCCCCAGATCAATGAGTTTAGATAGTACTTGCAACTCCCTGTAGGTTAGTTCAAGTATCCCGTTAAATACTTGAAGATACTTAAGCGTAGTGTCTGCGTTGATCTTAAGCTTCTTCATTTACTTTTATTTTAGCACGTCCTTCATCTAGAATAATCTTAGAACGCTTAGAATGTTTATTAAACTCTTCTATGTATGGGGTAATGTTTTCTCTAGTACACAAAAAGGAGAGGAATACCTCAAGCTCTTTTGCAGCTTGGTGTAACCTCTCCTCTAAGTTAGTGGCATTACCTTGAGCGTTCTCAAGCTTTTTAAAATCTTCCAGTGATATGGTTACTGTTCCGTTCATTATTTAGGGATGACTCCGCAAATCATAAACTCGTTAACCATAACGAACTGACCTTCGTCTAGATCAATAATCAGTCCTTCACTTGTAGGGTGAATCATAACGGTATCACCCTCTTTTACCATCTCACATGTAGGGCCTGCAGCAACTACCTCTAATACGTTGCTTCTTAGGTTCTTTTCTGCGCTACCTGTAAGAATAATTCCACCGTCAGTCTTATCCTTCTTGACTAGTGGGAGAACTACCCAATCCCGTGTAGGGATAAAGTTAATCTTTGCCATTTGTACTTGGTTTTAGGCAAAGATATATAAAAATGTTTTATGCAAACAAATCCTTTAGCTCTGGGAACCACTTACAAAGGTAATTTTTGTCTAGTTTTTTAGGATTTCTTTCTAGTTTGTTAAGATCCTCTGTTTCTGTACGAATATCTACAACAGTTGGGACGTTATCTGGGGTGAGATTAACAACCTCTGTTTTATCTACGTTTAATTTTAGCCTAGAACCCCGATCTAATTTTTTGTTTTCATACTCAGGCCACACAGGTCCTGTTTTTAAACACTCTTCTATTATATCTCTACGTATACCTCTCCCAACCCCTGATAATATGTAAGCATATTTTGTTTTGAACTCAGTTATGTGTTCTCTATCTGGGAGGATGTTGTAGAACTTTCTAGTCCCAAATATTTTAACGTTTTCTTTTGCTGTTTTAGCCCACAGTTGTATGTAAGTATCTGTAAGCAAGTTATTACTCCCCATCTGGAATAGATAATCCCACTCTAAAGACATGGCGTAGTTTAGTCCGCAGTTATGTTTTTGCCCTACTGGGAAGTTTTCACACTCTGTAACTAAGAACTTTTCCTTTTTTGCTAGCTCTGTATGCTCTGGTTCTGAAGAGATTACTAATACTTGAGAGTCTATCTCTTCTTCTTTTAACACCTTTTGTATTCTATGTATTCCTTTGTATGTGAGTTTAGCTTCTGGGACTCTCCTCCATACAGGAATAAATATTAAGGCTTTCATGAATTTTTAATCGTACCAGTTTACTTTACAATGAATTTCTGTACGTACTCTCTAGATACTTTTCTAGATTGAATAGTGTCTCTATGAATATACGTTTCATCCCCGTAATCTTTAGCATATTCGAAGACATTGTAGATCATTAGGCTGTCTGGTTCAACCTGTACTTCTACAGTATCGTAGACTAGCTGTTTTTCAATAGTCTTTACTTCGATAAGTTTAGCCTCTAGTACCTCTATCTTCTGTACAGCTGTTTCTTTCCTCTCTTCAGCTGTTTGTACAGCTTGGTTGATTCTCTTTTCTATAGACACAAACTGAGTATCTACGATTGTGTACACTGTAGTATCTACGTAGGTCTTTATTTTTATCTCTTCAGTAGAGTAAGTTTTCTTTTTTTCTTGAGGGCAAGCTCTTAGTAGGAGTAAAAGGATTACCCCCATAACTACTAGTACTATCCCGTTTCTTTTATTCATTGGATAGCTCGTTTAGCACCTCTAATCTAGCAGCAGTTCTAGCTAGTACGCTGTCACTGCGGTGGAGTCTGATTGATAGCTCATCTATCTTCCCCTCTAAGTAAAGTACTCGTTCTGTACAACTATCTATCTGATCTGTGTAGTTCATCCGATTATCAATGTACAGGTACCCAACAGCTAGTGTTACTAAGAAGAACACTCCCATCGTAGGGTTTTTAGCAAACTGTTCAAATGATAACGGAGCTTTCATTAGTACATGTCTGAGAACTTCTCCTTCACGATGAAGCTAGGACAAGCTTTAGATGAGAACTCATTATGTCCGTGAATAGTAATGTCATCCCCGAACAAGATCTTAATAGACATTACCAACATACGGAAGGCTTTATTCTGCTCTACGGTCATAGTGTCTTTTGCTTTTTTGGCGTCTTCATCCATTCCCCCGATGTAGCATACCCCGATTGAATCAAAGTTGTGCCCTTTAGTATGAGCCCCAGCTTTATCAATTGGGCGTCCTTGTGAGATAGTCCCGTCTAACTGGATAACGAAGTGATACCCGATATCCGACCACCCTCTTTTCTTATGCCATTCTCTAATGGTGTCTACTGAATAGTCTTTCCCTTCAGGGGTAGCTGAACAGTGTAATATGATTCTGTTTATATCTCTCATTG